ATCCAAACATGTTTGCTGGTTATGGTAAATCGAGTAAACCATCTGACGATTACGATTTTAATAATCCAAACATGTTTGCTGGTTATGGTAAATCGAGTAAACCATCTGACGATTACGATGTTTTTTCAAAGCCATCCGTTGCTACAACGCAAGGTTCTAATACAACAAAATCAGACACTGAGAATATGATTGATCTTTATGAAAAGGCAGTTTTTGGCATGACAGGAGATGTGAAGGCACATAATGGTCCTCCTAAAATTGTTGGAAAAATTCTTTATGTAAGTCAAGAAATTCTAAATGCAATTTTGAAAAGCGGATATATTTGGAGAAAAAGGAAATCCGCTAGTGCAGCAGTTGCCGCATACAACAGCGACCTAAAAGTTCAATCCACAGGAACTGGAGGCGGAGGCGATGACGATAAAAAAGATAATGACTATAAAAAAGACGATAATGTATCAGATGAAAACGATGAAAAACATGATGATTACAAACTTACAGGAAGTAATGTTGATCCTGCCACTAATGATTATTCTGAATTCGATCCAGAAGAAGGAGGAGGAGGAGGAGGAGGAGGAGGAGAGAATGGAAAACGGGATGCTGCTGACATTTATTTAGACAATGCTAAGAAAAAAGCTGGAGAATCCACTAAAGAAGTTCCTCCTACGGACAACAAACATGACGTCCAAACAGGAGATTTCAACAAACAAACAGGAGATTTCAACAAACAAACTCAATGGAATTCAGAAAGACCAAATCTTGGCACAGCCACAGGAGGAACAATAAAACCAAAACAACAATTAACTCCGCAACAACCACCATTAACTCCGCAACAAGTAGCAGATCAAGCAAAACAAGCAGCAGAATTAAAAGCAAAAAAAGCAGCAGAATTTAAAAATATGTTTGGAGTCGGATTGGGAGAACACACTACATTTAAAAGATACAACCAGTGGTTTTTAGAACGAAGTGCTGTTTACGATCCAAACGTCAAAGTCAAAGATGGCGGTGGTTTTAACTGGTGGGGTGCCGCTGGCAAGCCACTAGGAGTTAGTATTTTAGGAAAAGCAAATACATCTAAATCTGATCCTACAGGAAAGGAAAATCGTGATAGAAAATCAGGAAAATAAAGGAAACTTTGTAAAATACATGTCAAATCCACGCTGTTTTACGTTGAAGAAGTGGTTTACGGATTTGCTTAAAACAGAATACCAACAACATGATGAAATCGTAGAAAGAGTTTCTACATCACTTCTCACAGACAAGGATGTAGAAAAATTTGGAAAACTAATTATGAATGTTTATGAAACAGCTTATAAAAAAGCTGTTGATGATTACAAAGTCGAATTTGAAAAGATGGGAGTAAAAATTTCAATTGGAACAAAAACTATTGGATCTTAACTAAAATCGGGGTTGGAGTCAGAGGTCACAGCTTTGGCTAGCCAACCACCGGTTTTGGCTTCAATATCTGCAACCCTCCACCACCTTTCTCCACCTTGTCTCACTTTCTTGTAAATTACAGATTGTGGTGTAATTAAACGCACGCACCAAAACTGTAATTCTAAGTCAGATTGATCTATAATTAGAGCATCAAATAAAAACTTTTCTCCATACTCTACAGTGCTGTAACTGTTTCCGTAAAGATCGTCTGTGTGATCTTTTCTTCCAATAGCTGGAGCACAGTAATATTCCGCTCCTCTTTCTTTAAGAATCCTAGACATTTTTGGATCTACATTTAATGTAGGCTGTTGCGCTTCTGGGATTTTGAACACATTTGGTTTTTCTTTTGGAGCTTGACGAATTTCTTCAATGAATTTTTTTGGATCAATTGTTTTAGCTCGCTTTGGAGGCGTTTGCTTTAATTTCAAATCTTCTCCAATATCAACAACACTAGCATTAAACTCTTCGACCGGATTACGTGCATCATGCACAATTACTTCGCTTTTCCGCCCCATGTTGATCAATTGAATTTTACTGCGATCCCATTCTTGTTGAGTTTTCATCAGTGGGTTAGGGCCTCGAAGAGTATAAATTTTTCCGTTAGAATTATATATTGCCATACTTATATCCCATTTTTACTTCAGCTTTTCCTGAAGGCTTTATAGTGTCTAATTCCTTGTACATCTGATTGTTTACTATTTTTCCGACCGTAGATACAGAGACATCAAAAATTTTTGCTAACTCTTTTAGTTTTGGACTTCTTTCCAAAAACAACTGTCGCATTTTTCTAGCAATGTTTAAGTCTAGTTTTGGTCCACGCCATTTTTCTCCTACTCTATTTTTTGGAGCAAGAGATACATCTACTTTATAATCAAAACAACCAAATTTAACAACATACGATCTTATAGAATCCATGAAATCAAAATAATTCTCTGCCATTATTCTAATAGTTGGTCCTACGGAAGATGAATAAAGTTTTGATTCAAATCCCATATTTTTTAACTGGCTAATCAAAAATTCGCATTCAATTTCTGTAAATGCGTTGGTGGCAAATGAAGCTCCTTTAGATTGACCAATAACACTGATGTTATTGGTGCCATCTTCAACAAACCAATGAGCTAATATTTCTGTGTTTAATATCAAATTTGATGGCACGGTTTTTTTGCCACAGCAATACCAATTCGCATGAAGTTTTGTAAAAACATCTGATGCACAGCTCCATATCGTTGCACTTTCACAAAATTCTCCGTTCCAATGTTCGATAGAGTGACTTATTTTACCATTGATCCTACTGGGTTTTTTGCTTTTATAAACTGATATCTTACCAGTTGTAAAACCATCGAGACAAGATGACATGTATTCAACATAAGAAATGTGTTTAACACTTTGTTTGAACTTGAACCTAGCATTTTTGCTTCTCTTGCCTTTTTCTAAATAGCCGCCTCCTAGCAAAGACCCATAAATAGCATTGTTGTTCATGTCTTATATAGGCGAAATATTGATAATTTTTTCTCCTTGTTGTATACATAATTATAATCTTAACAAAAGGATAAAAAATTATGAGTTTAGTAGTTCCTAAATGATTGGGCGTTACAAGAGTAATCTTGTAAATGAACTGGATGAATTCGGGGAAACCGTAACGTAAAGACGACGGCAATCCCGAGCCAAGCCTGCGATACATTGCAGGAAGGTGTAACGACTACCTGAGAGGTATAGACCTCTTAATAACAGGAATAAGCGTCCGGCACCCGCACAAGGGTGATGATATAGTCTACACGTTATGAAAGTAACGAACAAAATGGATCAAAAAGGCGAGATTCTTTTACTTCAATACATCGTAGGGATGGTTAATGCAGACAATCCAGTAATACATTTGTTCCAAAACGATGTGACTCCGTCAGACTCAACAGTCGTTGCAAATTTAACAGAAGTTGACACATCTACAGGATATAATGCAATAACATTGTTGTCTGCCAGTTGGACAACAACACAATCATTAGGTGTAACAACTGCTGTTTATAGCGAAAGAACATTTGCTTTTGCAGCAGCCGCAACTTCTTATGGATATTATGTGACGAACGAAACTGGACAGCTACTGTGGCTTGAAAGATTTAGCGGGGCACCATTTTCAATCCCTGACGGTGGCGGAACTATTAGCATAACTGCTAAGCTCACCCTTAGTTGAGATTTATGCTAAATTAACTTTATCTTAAATAAAGCGTTCTGTCTTGAACAATCAGACAGAACGCTTTCTTTATTTGTCTTTGTGATAATAATCACTGGTCAAGAGACAAAGATTCCATTTGTTAAATAACCATGCCATTCGCATCCGTCAAGAAAACGAATGCTAGGCGTCGTTGTTGGTTTTTCGAGATCTCCATTCCACGCCCAAGCATGTTCTCCAGAGACACGAACTCCACCAAACGCTCCGCATCCACATGGACATAAAAATGTCATGTATGCTGGATCGTCATTTTGATAATGCCATTTGAAATCCCCCGGAACCAACATCTCTTCAAATGAATCTACTCTTTTTGATTGAACTTCACTCATAGTCAAGAAGGACGATGACCGCCCGGAACTCCAAATAATTGTGCTACAAGTTCTGAGTCTTTCTTATTCCAGCTACCCTCATGATATTTTGAAACCATAAAGTCAATCGCTGCCGGAATAATTTGACCAATAACGATTGCTCTGACAAGAGGAGAAAATGGTTTTAGCCAAACAGGCATCGCTTGATAGATGATATTATCATAAATACGTACAATGGCATCTAGTACTGTCGCCTTTTTATCAACTCTACTAGCGATTAAATTGTCAACATATGCAATTAAATCATCTAATCTAGCAAGTAAAAAATTCGTAATTGAAACGAAACTTACTTTTTTCCAAACTTGCCACCATTTTGAAGTGCTTTTGTTTTGTTCCCATTTGATGGCCATCGTTTCGATATAAGTTTCAATGCCTATATCTGAAACTATTTTTCCAACTGGTCCTGTCACATGAATGTCACCCATATTTTCCTCCAACATTAACTGTATATATTGCATGGCTATAAAGAATCCAGATGGAAGTACATATAAAGTAACTGGCACGTTGCAACAATTCGATCCAGAAAACAAGGAACATGACTTGTTTAATGTTTGGGATCAAGAAGTCATTGAAATCGGCGGAACTCCGTTGTTCTACTATGAACTATTCATCAACGTAAACAATATTGATCAACTTTATGTTGAAGCTAGAGACAAATTGTGGTCACAACATCCAATTCAATTGTATGGATATTATGACCCAATACCATCACAAAATGCTATGGGTGCATTTGGAATTGATTCGCCAGACGAAATGATGTTTGAGTTTAACTACAGCAGTGTACTGGCGGCTATTGGTCATGCTCCTAAAATTGGTGCTCGTATTTTTACACCTCACAAGAAAGAAAACTGGGTCATCAAGCAAAGAAACGTAGAAGTGTTCAAGTTGTGGGGAGAAATTCGTCTTCAGGTAATGTGTGACAGATTCCAAGAGTCTCTTACAACTGGAGAAGGACGGGTTGCAAATCAACGTATGCCGGACTTTAAGGTCAATAGTATCAAAGACCTTGGAAATCCAACAACTAACTTTGCTGGTGGTCAATCTGGTCCAAAGTAATGTTTTCATCTTTAAATTCCCAAATAAATTCCACCATCTTAGGAGGGTGAATCATTTTAAAAAATCTTAATGGAATTTTTGGTTCTTTGAGTTCGGTGATAATTAGCAATTTATGACGCATTGGATTGCTATTATTCTTAAAGATTTTATGAGGCTTCATACCTTATACAATAGAACAGTGATAGAAAAAATTGCTGATCTACAGAAATAACTTAAGAACTATAGATATTGAAAGAGGGATTATGTCAGAACCAACATTAGTACCATGCAATGAACCGGGAAACATTAAAAGCTTAAATATTGACGCCATCCCTCTGTATTGTCGTGACGGCGAAACAGAAAAATCATCAGGCACAATTGATCACAAAGATTTCTTTGAAAGCCAAAAAGATGTGGCAAGCCGAGATATTTCTTGGCTAGAAGACGCCACTCAAAGAAAGATGGGTCAAGGTGCATCTGCTTTATGCGATCCACAACAAACCGGTCACATCATCAACGAACAAGGGATGAGTGAGCCAAACAGAAATACAGTTTACAGATATGCAAAATCAATTCGGGGCACAGACGAAGCCTGCATGGATTTATTTAAAGACATTATTGTTCTTGATGAATCTGGCAAGGCTCATCAAATTCCTATTATTTGGGCTACACAAGAGAAAGCTGTTTCTTACATACTTCAAGAAAATGTAAGAAAAGATGACAGTTTAGTTGTAGATCGAATCAGACTTCCAATGTTGGCAATACATGCTTCAAATTACAACTACAATCAAAGCAGATATACGTATCACAAAGCAATTGATTATCTAAGAGATTTTAGAGATAACTGGCGACCGGGATTCACAACAAGTGAACGATATGAAAAAGATACAGTCTTCGGAGTAAGCCGAGGTATTCCAGTCGATATTAGCTATACATTATATGCTTGGACTTTGTACGAAGAAGATATGAATCAGATTCTTACACAAGTTGTCACAAAATTCAGTCCGATGGCATACATACGAGTAAGAGGAATCTCTTGGGAGATAGGTGTTAAGCTCGATTCAATTTCCAATAACGTAAATATTGAACCGGGCGACAAACAAGCAAGAGTCTTTAAGTATCAATTTACTTTCACTGCTGAGTCATTTGTGGCACAGCCAATTGTAAGAAAGAAAGCTGTTCTTAAGACAAAAATTGAAATCACTGATTCGCCCAATGAAGATGACATAACCGCAGTCTTGAGTAGGTTGGAACAAGCAGTAAAGGAATTGGAAGAATGATTGAAATAAAAAACAAACAGAAAAGTCCAGTGCAAATCTTGGTTAGATCGAGGAAGTCTCCTCGATCTTTCACAACCCTAATCATTCCGGGTATTGGTAAGGGTCACAACATCAGGCTCATTGATGACGAACTCAAGACAGATATTATTGATAGAGTAGAGAAGATGGGCCTAATCTCTACTAGATACATTCCAAACTCTGAGATTCGCAAGGGAGATTAAGACATGGCTATTCTAAGGGGCTTTCCACCATCGAATACAATTTCACCGAGCGTAAGGATCACCGAAAAGGATTTGAGCTTTGTAGCTCCTCAACAATCCTTTCACCGGGCTGGACTCATTGGATTTGCGAGCAAAGGTCCGATCAACGTGCCGACAATGGTTTCAACCCAGCGTCAACTAAACACGGTGTTCGGATATCCGCATCCTGAATCTGGCGACCCTTACCTCGTTTATGCCGCAGACCAGTATCTGTTGATTGCTAACGAACTATACATTGTTCGTGTAGCAGACGAAGATGCAGTTAGCGACGAAGCTGCTTTAACAGCCGAAGTTGATATTCCATCTGCTGGTGGGCAGATTCAAATTCTGTCAGACACCGCTGGCAGTAAAACATTCGCAACAGACTCATTCTTTAGATGGAAGCTTAACAGCGTACTTCATTCTAAGACACTTGTCGTCTTGGCAGGAACTTACACTCCAGCCCAATTAGTTGAAGACTTAAACCTTCAGTTAGTAGGAGACATTGACGGCATTGAATTCATTACACATACCAATGATACTAAGGTTGGTGTTCAGACAACATTCTCATTCGGACCAGACGCTGAATTAGAATTAATTTCTGTTCAAGATTCTATTTACGGTGGAACAGTAGGAGCTACAAATCCTCTTGGACTTGGACTTAGCATGACAGTAGCCAGCATTACTGGTTCTCTCGACCGTTATCCACAGACTTATCAAACAGCAGGAGAATATGACCTTTCTGGTTTAACAGACTTGAATCTTCAAATTGTGGTTGACGGAACAGATAATGTGTTGGTTGACAATGTGGTTCAGGTTATCGACCTTGCCGCTCTCGAAGGAGTTGAATCTACAATTACAGAAGTCGTTGATGAAATCAACCTTCAAATTGAAGATCTTCCGGGTGGTTTCGAAGCTTTCGAAGACGGTGATAATGTCGGTCTAAGAACACTGCACCACGGTCGTGACGCAAGAATGCTTGTTAAGCCAGACAGCACAGCAGACGCTCTATTCGGACTTGCCAATGTTACAGTAACAGGCTCCAGCCCAGTAGGAACATCTGGAGACGGTTCAACAGAAGACTATGGTCGAGTTAATGGAGACGCTAACGGAACAGGAGCTATCACTTTCACAATTACAGCCGATAGTTCTGGAATCGACGGAAACGCAACACAAGTTGTAGTCACTAATAACATTCGTGAAGGAAATTTCTCGATTCAAGTTTACAATGGTGGAGCACAAGTAGAAAGCTGGGGCGGTCTTACAAAAGACGAAAACAGCCGATTCTATGTCGAGACCTTTATGTCATTGGTGTCTGATTGGATTCGAGTGTCAGACAATACAGCAAATGCGGCATCACCGCTGGATGGAACTTACACCCTCGCAGGAGGTTCTGACGGTATTCCATCCGATCCAGATGATCAGGACGCTTTGATCGTTGGAAACCAATTGGCTTACACAGGCATGTATGCCTTGAGTGAGCCAGAACAAATTGACATCGACTTAATCGCTGTGCCGGGGCACGCTTCAACAACTGTTGTTACAGCGATGTTGGATTTGTGTCAAAACGTCAGAATGGATTGCATGGCAATCGTTGACGCTCCGTTCGGACTCACAGTTAATGAAATCGTGGATTGGCAGAATGGAACTCATCCTCTCAACACAACAAGATTTGACTCTGATTTCGGTGCTCTTTACTGGCCGTGGGTAAAGATTAGAGACAACTATAACAGAGTTGATATCTGGGCACCGCCTAGTGGATCTGTTATGGCAACTATCGCTAGATCAGATCAACTTTCAGCACCTTGGTTTGCACCGGCTGGTGTAAATCGTGGCATCGTTCCAAATATTACAGATGTGTTCTCACGACCAACTCTGGAAGAACGAGATTTGATGTATGGCTACAGAAACGCTATTAACCCAATCGTACAATTCGTGGACTTCCAAGGATTTGTAATCTGGGGTCAGAAGACTCTGCAAAGAACACCAACTGCTCTTGATCGTGTAAACGTCAGAAGACTGATGTTCGTTATCGAAAAGAGAATTAGAGTTGCAGCACGTCAGTTGCTCTTCGATCCACATGATGACATCCTGCGATCCAAATTTGTAAGAATTGCTACGTCAATTCTTACAGAAATTCAGGTTGGTCGTGGCGTTGATGACTTCAGAGTAATTTGTGATACAAGTCTCAATACTCCAGATGTTATCGATAGAAATGAATTACGTGCCAGAATCGG